ACATCATAATCTACATCTGGTAAAACACAAAAATCAAATTTTGGACCACCAATATAAGAAACGTTATAAGCTACTTGAGAGAATCTTTCGTATTCTGTGTTCTCTGATACAGACTTTACAAAATCAATTACAAGTGGCAATAAGATATCTAAATTATTGAATTGATTATAAGAATAATCAGCGTATGTGTGTTCTTTAAACCACATTTTATTCGCAATAGCCCACAAGTACTGTGGATCATTACGCATAAGTATATTTTGGGAGTAGGTATCAAAATCGGAATCAAAAGTTTTTAAGACAACCGATCTGTATGATTCGCCTAGTTTTAGGAAATCAGCTGAAAATATTTGTTGGTTACTTTGAACGTATAATTTTATATCTCGATTTCGATTGGGTTCTCTATTTAATGAATGAAGCAAAAAATAAACCGCTTGAATCTCTTCTATAGTCATATTAGTTACCACCTTAATTTATTTCAGCGGACCACTCGCTGATAATTAAAATTATACGCTATGTATATATTTTCACAATATCTGTGGTAAGATTTTATGGAGGTGATAAATATGGAACTAAACGAGAGAGTGCTATCTTGGGGAATGCCGGAATACTTTGCAGATAAAGGAATAAAATACAATATAAAGAAACCTGGGCATTTTTTTCTAATCGATGAATATGGAGAAGAACGATTTGAAATGTACTTTATTTCAATTGAGAATGAGATGAGAGCATTTCCGCAACCAGCTGATAGTTTAGATTTAAGTTGGATTCACGTATTTAAACCAGAAGATCGAAAAAAAGGTGTAGCATCTTATTATATAAGAAAATTGGTTGAATATTGTAAAGAGTTAAATATAACCACTATTACTTTATCTGTCGTAGATATGGATAAGGGTGATACAAATGAAAAATCAGATGCTGTAAAGGGAAAACATCTGAGAAAATTAGAATTAATTAATTTTTATAAAAAACATATAGAAATAGAAGGTGGACTAAATTTAGACTACTTTTAACGATCACTCTTTGAGTGGTCTTTTTGTTTTGCACAAAGGAGGTAACAACAATGTATAGACCACAATACTTAGAACAGAAGTATGAAGTAATCACTGTGCAAAACTGTAATGGCGAAAAAGTGCATGAGTATAGAAGACCAATAAAGAGTGATACATATAAACGAAAGAAAAGCAATGAAGTTATTTCTTTTTGCAGAAGGAGAAAAGTCAAATGAGAAACTACTGGTATGTATCACTAACAAACCGATATCCTCAACCGAACGCAGATGATCCAGTGAGGGTTGTCCAATCAGTCCAAATCAAAAAGAAGTACTCCATCATTGAAATGACCAGAGAAGCTACACCAAACGAAGTGGATAAATGCAAACTTATTTATTGCGGTCATGGCTATTGGAAAGACGAGTATATTCAATACAACATAGAGAGGTGGATAGATAGATGAGTTACCTCGAACATTTGAAACGTTGCTACATGCATTCTAAGAACAAACTTCCTGACAGCTACACAAAAGAAGAAATTGTCCTTCACGTGCTAAAGACAGAAAGCAGTCATACGAATACGTATGCGGATACATACAGCAAGGCAGAGCAGATGGAAGGCTGGACAAGGTTCTTTGGTTGGGTACACGAGAATGCCTAAAAGGAAATGCTCGGTCGCTTGGTGTCGTGAGTATGTAGACTTGCCCGAAAGATATTGCGAGAAGCACAAAGGTAATGCGGATAAGACGTATAACAGAGAAGTGAGATATAACAAAGACAACATAAGGTATGCTCGCTTCTATGCTTCAAGCCAATGGAAGAAGCTAAGACGTACCAAGCTGGCAGACCAACCACTATGTGAGGAGTGTTTGAGAAATGGGAAAATAACCAGTGCTACGATAGTCCATCACAAAACGGAAGTAAAAGAAGATTGGGAAAAAAGGTTAGACTACGATACGTTAGAAAGTATTTGCCAGTCGTGCCACAACAAAGAGCATAAAAAGGCATATAACCGTAAAAGGCTCTAATTTGCGTTCTAAGGCGTTTTGCCTAAAGTGTATATAAATATACTAAATAATAGTTTGGATAAAAAATATCCCCCCTATGTCGCTAGAACGAAGAAAATCGATGCCCTCCCTTGTGTGAAAAAGATTCCCTTTAAAAACTTTGCAAATTGAGAAAGGTGGTGACAATATGGCCGAACAATGGAAGAAAATCCACGGTTATCCAAATTATAAGGTGTCTTCTAATGGTCGAGTGTCAGCTGAATCAACTAGCGGAACCAAGCAAGTGAAACCCTATGAGAAAGACAACGGTTATTTATATGTCGATCTCTACAAAAACGGGCAACGAACTGGCAAAAGAGTTCATGTATTGGTTGCTGAAGCTTTTCTTCAAAAGCCTAGCGGAAATGTCACTGTCGATCACAAAGACCGAAACAGGCATAACAATAGATTATCGAACTTGAGATATTCGACAATCTCAGAACAAAATAAAAATAGAGCTTCATGGGCAAAGGAGGCATGATGACATGGGACAAGGAAGACCTAAAAAATTACTTGATGCTAGCAAAAAGAATTACACAAAAGAAGAAATTGAAGCTAAAAAAGCCGAAGAAGAAAAGCTATACAACTATCCAAGACTGGACTTTTCAAATTATCCCGTCGGACTTTTGAAAGAAGCGAAAAAAGAGTGGGATAGAATCTCTCACTACATTCAGGACTTGCCTATTTCAGAACTAGACCAACAAACAATGATTCGCTACTGCAACTACTCGTATCTGTACGACAAAGCAAGCAAAGAGTTAGACGAACAAGGCTTTTTGATCGATGGTCGTAAAAATCCTTTAATCGATACTGTCAATTCATTCTCGAAAGAACTAAAAACAGCCACTAATGATTTAGGGCTGACAATCAACTCTCGGTTAAAGATCGTTAATCCTCAAGAGTTAGAGAAAGAGCCTGACGACCCTTTTGCTGAAATGATGAACGAAGTTGATAGTGATGATTGATCACGTTCAAAAATACATTGATGAAGTAGAAAATGGGAATATCTTAGTCTGTGAGAAGATACAGATGGCAATTGATAGACACAAAAAGGATATCGAGAGGTCAAAGCGAGATGACTTTCCTTACTACTACGAACCAAAATACACTCAAAATATTGTAAAATTCATTTCAATGCTTCCGGATCCTAAGAGTGGCAAGCCTAATAAATTGGCACTATTCCAGAAATTCATTCTAGGGATGTTATGGGGCTGGCGAAGAAAGAAAGACAATACCAAGCGTTTCAGAAAAGCCTATCTTTCACTAGCACGTAAGCAAGGAAAATCGTTGATTGTTTCAGGGATTGCGCTGTATTGTCTAATTTACGAACGAAATCCACGACAAGCAAGACAGATATACGCTACTGCTAACAAACGAGATCAAGCGAAAATCGTTTTCACTATGGTTAAGTCACAACTAAAAGCCTTACGTGGAAAAAGTAAAGCGATCCAGAAATTTACAAAAGTTCTACAAAACGAGCTTACTACGACTGACGATTCATTCATGAAACCACTGTCTGCTGATGCAGATACATTGGACGGTCTCGATACATTATTGGGCATTTTTGATGAGTATGCCCTGTCTAAAACAACTGAAATGATGGATGTTATTGAAACGTCAATGGGGCAACAAATCGAACCGCTAACGATTATCATTTCAACGGCTTCAAGCAAACTAAACTATCCAATGTACTCGATAGAGTATCAGTATGTAACGAAGTTGCTAAAAGAAGAAGTGGTAGGCGATGAGTATTTAGCGCTATGTTGGGAACAGGACAATGCTAAAGAAGTAGCGGACACTGATATGTGGATAAAGTCCAACCCATTAATGGAACTATCAGAACAAAAAGAACGACTAACTGAAAGCAAAAAACGACTTTTAGACGAAGGAAAAGCAAAAGGAAGTATATCAAACGTTCTTACTAAAGAATTCAACATATGGGTTCAATCTTCACAAGAAAGTTATATGAGCGAAGAAGAGTGGACTTCTGCCGTTGCTCCTGATTACATCAAACAAACGGACTTAACAGGGCGTGAGATTTACATCGGTGTCGATTTGTCACGAGTGAATGACTTAACTTCAATTTCGTGGGTCATTCCAATCAGAGAAGAAAGTAAGTTTTTTGTTGATAGCTATTCCTTTGTAGCCAATCGTGGCGGAATTGAAGCAAAAGAAAAAGAAGACAAAACACCATACCGACAATATGAGCAAGCAGGCTATTGCACGATTAGTAGTAGTCCAGACGGATTGATTGACTATCACGATTTAGTCAATTGGCTTACTGATTTCATCGAAAGTAATAACTTTGAGCTAAAAGGTATCTTTTACGATCCGTATAATGCTGGTAATGTTATTACTGATCTATCGAAATTCTACGAGAAAGAAATGATTGAAGTGCGACAAGGGCTGATAACTTTGAACGTTCCGACAAAACAATTTAGAACGGACGTTATTAAAGGGAAAACAGTCCATTCAAACAATCCACTGCTTAACAGAGCAATCAGAAACGCAATCACCAAAGAAAATAACGATACAATCATGATTGATAAGGCAATGAATCGAAATAAGATTGATCCTTTAGATGCGTTGATTAATGCTTACACGCAGGCAATGTACCATGATTTTGATGAAGAAGATATCAATGAATTGATTGAAAGGGGCGAGTATGGCTTTGGATGGTAACAAGTTAAGACTAATCGTGATTATTTTGTATGTTTTAGGGCTAGTTTCATTCATAGCCGCAGCTTTTTTGTTTAACCAGATTATCGGATTCCTGACGGTGGGCATTAGTTTAATGCTTACCGTTTTTATTTTGGTTCGAGAATCAGAATTATAGCTGAAAGGAGGTGGGATAAATGGGTTTATTTTTCCAAACGGAAAAACGTAGCTTGTCCAGTCGTTCGAGTACAATGCTCGACTTCATTTCAACTGTAAATGGGAACACGACCATCAACTTTGACGGAGAAACGGCACTAGAACAGTCTGATGTGTTTACAGCGGTAAAGATATTGGCTGGAGATATTGCCGCCAGCAAGTTCAAATTTTCCGATAATAAGCAAGCAGACATTCGAAAGTTAGACATGTTGAACAAGTGCCCAAACGCAAGTATGACACCATATTCTTTCATGTTTGCTATCACGGCTCAAATGCTTTTGTCAGGGAATGCTTTTGCGATCATTCATGAAAATAGCTTAGAGTTTGCTAAACCGTCACAAGTCGTCGTTTACGAAGATTTAGAGACAGGTGTGTTGCGGTATGAGTACACAAACAAAGCAGGAAATTTGTACCGTGTTGATTCTAGCGAGATGTTGCACTTCAAATATATAACTGTAAACGGAAAAACCGGTATCAGTCCATTGGATGCACTCAAAACAGAACTTTCCATGCTCGACAATGGGAACAAAATGCTAAGCTCCTTCTTCAAGAAGGGGATTCAAGCAGGCGGAGTTTTGAAGCTCAATAAAGGTACGCTGAATAACAAGTCTAAAAAGCAAATTAAGCAAGACTTTGAAGAAGTAAACAGCGGTGCTTCAAACGCTAATAGCGTAATTGTTTTGGACGATACACAGGAATTCAAACAGTTTGAGCTAAATACGGATATTTTGAAGATGATTCAAAACAACGTGTACTCGACAAAACAAATTGCTAAAGCGTTCGGCATTCCTTTGTCACGTTTTGGTATGGAGTTAGTCAATACCAAAGACGATTCGGCTAACGATTCCTACGTTTCTAGTACGCTTAGGGCACTCTCACAGATGATTACAGACGAGTTAGCAATCAAGTTAGGTATTAATGTAGAACTTGACTTCTCTACGCTTACAGGGCAAGACAAGGCTTCTAGGATGAATAAAGCAATGGAAGACGGCAATGGCGGAGACGGTTATCTACTGATTAATGAGGTCAGAGATTATTACGGATTGCCAAGCATTCCTAATGGGGATGTTTTGTACACCAAAACCACAGCGAAAGGAGGTGGGAATAGTGGAAATGGAAATTCGGAGCCTAGCGGAAATCCAGTCAACGGACAATCGAACGATTGAGGGCTACGCAATGAAATTCAATTCGTTGAGCAGAGACCTTGGGGGGTTCAAAGAAATAATTTCGCCACAAGCGTTGGATACAACCGATTTATCAGATGTTCGCTGTTTTGTCGATCATGATTCAAGTATGGTTTTAGGAAGAACGTCATCGCAAACGCTAGAGTTGGAAGTGGATGACGTAGGACTTCATTTCAGATGTCAACTGCCAAATACTTCTTACGCCAACGATTTGTACGAATCCATAAAACGTGGTGATATCAACGAATGTTCGTTCGGTTTTGCCGTAAAAGATGATTCTCAAACGTGGGAAAATCAAGATGGAATGTATATCCGCAATCTAAATAAGATCGATGAATTATTCGAAATATCGATTGTTTCGATTCCGGCTTACGAAGGAACGGATGCAGTCTTAGCGCAACGATCATTGAAACGAGTAATCAATGAAAAGGAAAAACGAAAATTAGAGATAGAACTAGAGCTTCTAAATTACTAGAGGTTCTTTTTTTTATACAAAAAAAATAAGGAGTGAACACATTGGATATTGAGAAATTGAAAGAACAAGCGCAACAGGCGCTGGATTCAGGCGATTTAGAGACAGCTAAGGACTTATTAGCAAAAATCAAAGAAGCAAAAGAATCGAAAGAAACAGACGACCAATTGAAAAAAGATTTAGCCGATGAATTGAAAGAGTTGGACGAAGAAACAAAAGCAACTGAATTTCAAGAAGCTAAACCTAAAGAGCAACAAGCACAATCAGAAAAACAAGAAAGTACAGAACCAACAAGCAACACAAATCCGATCGACAAAAAAGACAAAGAGGAGAAAAGATCAATGGAAGTTATCCTAAACGACAAAAAAGAAACATACGCACGCTCAATCAATCAATTCATTCGTACAAAAGGAGAAAAACGCGACGGATTGACAACAGTCGGAGCAGAAGCAGTTATTCCAGTTGACCGTATCACTAAACCAGAAAAACAACCCGAAACAGTTGTCGACTTACGTCAACACGTAGGACGTGTGCCAGTAACAACAGGTACAGGATCATATCCAATTTTGAGAGCTAACAAAAATAAAATGACCTCTGTGGCTGAATTGGTTAAAAACCCAGAGTTAGCTAAACCTGAATTTACAAAAGTAAACTACGAAATTGACACTTACCGTGGATACATTCCAGTTTCTCAAGAAGCTTTAGATGATTCTGATATTGATTTGGGAGGATTGGTTGCTGAACATATCCAACGTCAATCTTTGAATACTTCTAACGCTGAAATCGCTAAAAAATTACAAACAGCAACAGCGAAAACAGTGACTGATATTGATGGTTTGAAAGATATTGTAAATGTAACGATTGACCCAGCTTACAACGTGAAATTCATTGCTTCTCAAAGTTTCTTCAACGAGTTAGACAAAATGAAAGACAATGACGGACGTTACTTGTTACAACAAGACGTTACAGTTGCTTCGGGTTACAAACTATTAGGGCGTGAAGTTGTTGTAATGGCTGATGATGTTATTGGTACTGCTGCAGGCAATAAGGTAGCATTCGTGGGCGACCCTTCACTTTTTGCTAAATACTTTGACCGTCAACAAGCTTCAGTGCGTTGGGTAGATAACGATGTATATGGTCAATTATTGGCAGGTTTCGTTCGTTTTGACGTTCAAGTGGCAGATAACGCAGCAGGCTTTTACGTAACACTGGGCCCAAAAGGATAGACCCATCCGGCGTAACGCTAAGTAAAACAGCGACAACGCTTGTGGTGGGGGCATCAGAAACACTGTCAGCGACTGTCTTGCCAGCTGACGCAACGGACAAATCAGTTAAATACAGTTCAAGCAATGAGACAATCGCCACGGTAACGCCGGTTCAAGGCAAAATCACAGGTATTGCAGCTGGTACAGCAACAATCACTGCAACGACTGCAAACGGAAAAACCGCGGTGTGTGAAGTTACCGTAACTGCTGAATAGGCGGTGATAATATGGAATTAAGCGAATTGAAAAACTTTTTGCGAGTGGATCATGACTTGGATGATGATTTGCTCGCAATGCTCCAAAAAACAGCAGAAAAATTCATTTTAGGCTCGATTGAGGTAGAAATGACTGTTGATGAACGCTTTGATTACGCTGTGACGTTGCTTGTTTCTAACTGGTACGAAAACAGGGTAGGTACTTCTACGCAGGCGCTGAATGAAATTCCGTTCGGCGTAACTGCGCTTATCCAGCAGTTGAGGGGGTTGGAACATGGCGCTAATCAAGACGAGTGATCTAACGCAACGTGTGGAAGTTGTAAAGGTTACTAACGGGAAAGATGAAGATGGTCAACCAATCAAAACAGAAAAAACGGTTTTTTCGTGTTGGTCTTGCGTTCAAACACAACGCTTGAGTGACGTAAAGGCGTCAATCGGGACGGTTCTTGAGGGGACGTTAACGTTTATTATCCGCTATCAGCAAAAAGTAGAACTCGAAAACGACATGAAAGTGAAGTGGAAAGGCAAAACTTTTGAGATTATCACGATCACCAAGGGCGAGTTTGCCAAAGATTTCACCACTGTCATTGCGAAAGAGGTTCAAAAATGAGTGTAGAAGTCGATGCAACCGAAGTGTACAAAGCACTTAGGGAAGTAAAAGCAAACGTTCAACGAGTGGAAAGCCCAGCACTTAGAAAAGCTGGGGAGTACGCTCAAGAAAAGTTACGACAAAACACACCTTACTGGGATGGAACGAAGTCAAACGGTAAACGTGGTTCGTATATGCAAGAACATGCTAAGAACCATGTGGTTACAAGCTCGGTAAAAAACGGATTGATAGAAGTCGGCTATGACAAAGATGTTTCTTGGCGAATGCACTTTATCGAGTTCGGAACAATCAAACAACGTCCAAAAGGTTTCGTACAAAAAACACAAAAGCAAATCGAAAAACAAGTAACACAAATCATTGCTGACGAAGTAAAAAGGAGGCTAGGACTTTGAAAACGGCAGTATCACAAGTCTATTCAATTCTGAATAGCAATGAAAAAACAAAGAACATTGATTTTTACACCAATAGTGTTCCGGAATCAGCTCAAACAGTACCTAGCCTTCCAGTTGGCAGAATTACAGAGATATCCGGCAACTATGAAGATTTCGCAAGCAACAATCCTTTGACCATTCAATTTAACGTACAGGTAGATGTATGGGTGTCAACCATGAAAGAGGTTGATGCCTTTTATTTTGCCCTTGATGAGGTTATGAGGGGGAATGGTTGGCAATGCGCATACACGGAACAAACAGATGACGAGGACTTGGAAGGTGCAAAGCGGATTATCAAACGATATGTAGCAAATATTTCACTAAATTAAAAGGAGAGAAAATAGATGGCAACAGTAGGATTTGAGAGCGTCATTTTTGGCGTAAAAACAGGTGTAGGTGGCACTCTAAAAGAATTAGTAGCAGATAAGTCGAAAGGCGGAGCGATCGAAGCTAAAATCACTGGATTAGGCGCAACTTCTAACACGACATACGCTTCAAACGTACCATTCTTCATTGCAAGTAAAGGGGTTTCGTCACCAAAAGTTACGCTTGACGTGGCAGACTTAATGGATAACGGCATTTACAGCGAAATCATTGGCGCTAAAACCGTGGATGGTGTAAATGTAATTGGTTCAGAAACTGAAGCGCCTTACGTGTCGGTAGTCATGGTTACAGCGAACAAAGAAGGAAAACGCTTATTCATGGGATTGGCAAAAGGAAAATTCAGTCATCCAGATATCGACATGAAAACAGCTGAAGACAAAGGGGTAGAATTGCAAACCGATTCTATCGAAGGGGAATTCATTTCTGATGAACGTGGCTATGTATACTTAACAGCCGTAGAATCAGAAGATATGACTTTACAAAAATTCAAGGACTTGGTAAATAACAAAGCGGGGGAGTAGTTAACCCTGTATCTACACCAATTAAAGAAGATACAGGGGCAGCAACACAAACAGAGGGTTAGCCAGTCGGCTAGCCTTTTTATTTTCTAAAAACAAGGAGGAAAACAAATGATTGAATTGCAATTGAAACTTGACGGAAAGAAAAAAACATTCAAACAACAAGATATTTCCGCACGTGCAATGCGTGAGTGTATCAAATTTTACGAGAAAGCGGAAAAAGCAGACCTAACTGATTTAGAAGCAATTGATTCAATGATTGCAATTACAGCAGATATTTTCCAAGATCCAGCAGTTACATTTGATGCTATTTTAGACGGTTTGACTGCGAGCGAGTTAGTACCGGCATTAGAAAGTGTTTTTGAACAAATCAATGAACTGGGAAACAATGAAAAAAAGCAGACGGCGAGCAAAAAGAGATAAGTTTTTCTGAAGCCAGGAAAGCAATGGATCAAATCTACAAAGATTTAATCGAAGCAGGTTGGACGATGAGAGATGTGGACGAAGCCGACTATCATTATTTGTTACACCTTTTTGGAGAAGTGGAGAGTGGCGAAGAATATGTAGATGGTGCTGATTTCATCAAACAATTTTTATCGGCTGAAGACTTGGTAAAACTTGAGGAAGGAGGTAAATAATGGCAGGAAAAGGACAACCAGCAGGAAATATCAAGCTAGGGATTAGTTTAGATAGCACTAGTTTTGGTAACACGCTGGACGAAATCAATGCGAAAGTCAAACAAGCTGAGTCGAATATGCGTGCCAATCTAAAGGCTTATGATTCAGCAGGACGTTCATACGAAGCACTTAGTCAAAAGACGAAAGACTTGTCTACGGTTATGGAAGGGCAAAACGCCAAAGTAAGAGAATTAACAAAGCGCCGTGATGAAGCGATTAGCAAGTATGGCGAGGAATCGAAACAAGTTGCTAACCTTAACACACAGATAAACAATGCTACCGCAAAATATAATGCTTACAGTCGCCAGTTGAATGACACAAAAAAAGAATTGGTGTATTCCAAAACAGCCGTCAATGATTTATCTGATGAAATCAAAGAAAATGAACGGCAAATGAACGCCGAAGTCAAAGCGTTGAAAGCCGCTGGTGATGAATCTGGTGCGTTTGAAGCAAAACAAAAAGGGCTTGCCAAACAAACGGAATTATCCGAGAAAGCTATCGAAGAACAGCGCAAAGTTGTGAAACTGATGGCTGATGAGTTTGGCGATTCAGCAGATGAAACCGAAGATGCAAAAAGGGCATTAGAAAAGTTAGAACGACAAAGCCAAATATCCAGTAGACAATTAGAAAAACTCGAAAGATCCAGCGATCAATCAGGAAAAGAAATAGAAGATTTTGGCGACAAGTCCACAAGGTCAGCTAGGAAACTGGACGGACTAAAAGACAAATTAAGCTCGCTGAAAAGCGCATTTTCGTTTGGTGCAGTTGCTGGATTAGCTTCACAAGCAGTTAGCGGTGTTGTTAACAGTTTCATGGGGTTGAAAGATGAAGCAGTAGAGGCTTCCGATTCAATGGACAAGTTTGTTCAAACAATGCAATTTGCTGGTATAGATAATTCAAAAATTGAAGAATCCAAAACAGTGATGAAAGATTACGCCGACCAAACGGTTTATGAACTAGGCGACGTAATGAATACGACCGCACAGTTGGCAGCCAACGGTGTGAAAGACTTTGATGGTCTAACGCAGGCAATCGGTAATGTCAATGCCGTTTCAGGTGGTAACTCAGATACGTTCAAATCGGTAGCAATGGCAATGACACAAACTGTTGGGGCTGGCAAATTAACAACTGAAAACTTTAATCAGATTGCGGATGCCATTCCGGGCGCTTCAGGGAAAATTCAACAAGCATTGAAAGAAATGGGTGCCTATACTGACGGAGACTTCCGCGAGGCTATGGCAAACGGAGAAATCTCTGCCGAAGAATTGAATGAAGCATTCATGCAATTAGGTATGACTGATGTAGCTAAAAAGGCAGCAGGTTCCACAGCTACGATTGAGGGGGCGGTTGGAAATCTGCAAGCCAGCGCCGTAAACATGATTAATGAAATAATTAATGCTTTCGGCAAAGGCAATATCACTTCTTTGATCAGTGACATAGGCAAAGGAATTGACGACTTAACAACCAAAATCAAGCCAGCAATGGAAAGCATAAAAAACGTCGCTCAACCTGTATTTGACATGTTGAAAAAAGGGGCTGACATAGCAACACTTGCTTTTGGGACGCTGTTTGGAACGTTAGATGGAGATCAAGCAAAGCAAGGCTTTGATATTCTAACTAAAATTTTCCCACCAGAAATGGTTACTTTCGCACAAGATACCATAGAAAAAATAAAGAATGCGGTTAAGACATTGTTTGACGTATTCAAAGGTAACGCAGACATGGAAGATGTTCTAGCTAAATTAGGATTTTCTCCAGAAACAATTTCTAAGATAAAGGATGTTTTCGACAATCTCAAAACATACTTTGATGGTGCTATATCAAGCATTAAAAACGGCATAGAAGTTGCATGGCAAATTGCAAAAGGAATTTTCGATACTTTGTCGCCATATATAATGCCCATTATAGAAAAGATAGGCGGAGCTTTTTCTAAAATTGGAAAATCAATGACCACATTTTGGAATGAAAATGGTAAACAAATTATTGAAGCAATCAAGAACTTTTTTACGTTTATACAGCCCGTTGTAAAAATCGTTATGGATTTAGTCATGGGGTTCATTGACAACATAATAGGTTTAGTCGAAGGGATTATGAACGCAATTCAAGGTACTATCAAAATCTTCACTGGTTTATTTACTGGCGATTTTTCTAAGATGTGGGAAGGAGTAAAACAATTGTTTTGGGGTTCTATCCAAGCAGTATGGAACTGGATTCAAATACTATTCTTCAAACGGATTTTAGAAGGAGTAAAAGGTTTGTGGACTGGTTTTTCAGGCTCAATAAAAGGGCTATGGGAAAGTACTAAAACTTTCTTTACTGAAGGTATTTCCAAAACTTGGGATAAGCTAGTCAATTGGGTAGTTAATTTGTTGGGCAAAGTTGGCAACCTGAAAACCACGTTTGGCAATTTCATCCAAAACATGTGGAACAGCGTGAAAAACTTCTTCGGTAATGGCGTTGGAGATACGTGGAATAAGGTACTCGGTTGGGTAAAAAACATTTTCAACAAAGCAACTGAATTGAAGAACAAAGTTTCTGATGTAATTGGTAACTTGTGGAACGGTATCAAAGACACATTCCGTAGAGGTATCGATACGGTATTCAATTGGTTTTCAGAACTACCGACGAAGATGAAGGATGCCATTATTGGCGGTAAAAATGCCATTGTTGATGCGTTCAAAAGTATTTTCAACGCAGCACTTAAAGCGATAGGTAAACCAGTTAACGCGATCATCCATGGAGCTTCATGGGTACTAGAAAAACTGGGTGCTGACAAACTCGAAGAATGGAAAGTACCACAATACGCAAAAGGAACGCCAAACGGAGGTCATCCGGGCGGGCCTATGATGGTAAATGACGGTAGAGGTGCTGAAGCGGTAATCACACCTAACGGACAAGCATTTATCCCACGAGGGCGAAATGTAGTGTTGAATGCACCAAAAGGCACACACGTTCTAACAGCTGAAGAAACAGCTTATATAACTGGAAACAAAGCACCAAGATATAGATACGCCAAAGGCACAGGCTTTTTCGGAAATCTATGGGACAACGTCAAAGGATTTGCTGGAGATGTTGGTAACAAGTTGAAAGATGTAGTCGGCGATGTATGGGATTTTGTAACAGACCCGGGAGCGTTGGCTAGGAAAGTGTTAAATGGTCTTGGCGTACTGGAAGGGCTTGTCAAATATCCTTTAGATGTTGGTAAAGGTATTCTAAGCAAGGCTACCGAAGCATTGACGAACAAAATCACAGAACTATTCAGCAGTGGCAGTTTAGACACTTCAATGGGCATGCAAGGGGTTTACAAATACTTAGCGGACGTTGCAGTTGCAGTAATGAAGAAATTCCCGGGCTTTCAAGTAACCTCAGGTTATCGAGAGGGCGATCCATACTCACACGGAAAGCACAACGCAATTGATATTGCGCTACCGGGAGTCGTGAATGGTTCCCCTAGATACACAGAAGCAGCCAATTACGCATTTGAGAAGTTTGCAAACAAAATCGGCTATGTTATCACAAATGGTAAGGTTCGTGACCGTTCAGGACAATCAGGTACAGGTGTGCATGATGATTGGCGGACATGGCCTGATGGCGACCACTACGACCACGTGCATTTGAACGGTGTTAGAGATCCGCAGGGCGGAATTGTTAGCGGTGGCGATAGCGTTGGTGGGAGTGGCGTAGAACGCTGGCGGCCATACGTAAAACGTGCTTTGAAAATGAATAACTTACCAACCTCATCCGCTTATGTTGATGCGTGGATGCGACAAATCCAAACAGAATCAGGTGGCAATCCGCTTGCCATTGGTGGAAATGACGGCTTAGCAGACGGTAATGCTACTGGATTGCTCCAAACAAAACCGGGAACATTTGCTGCGAATGCTTTTCCAGGATACGGCAATATAATGAGCGGTTTCGATAATATCTTAGCAGCTATCAACTACGCTAAGAAACGCTATGGTTCGGGAATGTTAGGAGTGATTGGGCGTGGACATGGTTACGCAAACGGTGGAATTGTAAACCAACATCAAATTGCGGAAATCGCAGAAGGAAACAAGCCAGAAATTATTATTCCGTTAGATAAGGCTAAACGATCAAGAGCGATGCAGTTGCTTGCGATTGCTCAAGATAAGTTAGGAGTAAAACCAAAAAGCGCAAATAATAGTAGCGATTCGAGCGGAACGTTAGAAACATTAGTTTCACTGATGATTCAGCAGAATAACTTGCTATCTAAACTTTTAGCAAAAGACACAAGTGTCAAACTTGATGGTAAAGCAATTGCAGACAATACAAATGGATACTTAGGTAACCAGTTGAAACGTTCGCTATATACAACAGGTTAGGAGGGATAAAGTGAATGGCTATTTAATCGATTTTCGCTTCATAATAAATCAAGAGATAGTATCTCTAAAAGAAAAATTGGGCATAGAGTGTATTTCTTTTGCACGAAAAGCACCACAACTAAACGTAGAATACCAAGAATTTTCAGGGTCAAACGGTTCGAGAGAAGTCGAAAAAAGTTTCAAATCGTTCACTATCGAAGTGGAATTTTATGCTGAATTCAAAAATATGTATGACTATCAACTAAAAGAAACTGAATTATATGCGTTTCTATTCGATGACGAAGGATATTATATTTTTACAGATAGAGAACCGGGCAAAAAATACTTTGTCCGTCCTAACTCAGTAGAAGTGAATGAAGTTGGTCTAAGATATGCAACTTACAAGGCGACTTTCACTGTTTTTAGAGGTTATTCCGAATCGATGGCTTCCACGTTATCGGATTTTTCACTGTCTAATGAATGGCAATTTTCACAAGGTCTAGTTGCGGAAGATTATAAGTATACGCACCGAACCAGTAATTTTATCATTTATAATGCTGGCGATTTTGCTATTGATCCACGTGAACATGCTCTAAAAATCACTTTGGAAGGTGAATCAGAAGGCAACGTGACTATTTTCAACAAAACGACAAGGGAACGATTCATCTACTATCCGGAGTTTTCTACGTTGCTAGGCCAAACTTTGAATTTAGACCGTGTTTATCCGAAGTTGAACGGTGTAAATTGCGGAATTGACACGAATTTAGGCTTGATAACGTTAGCGGTTGGAACGAATGAAATTGAAATACAAAATGTTACTAGAGTGGAGTCAAAATGGGACTTCAATTTTTTGTATAAGTAGGTGGGAATTTGAAAGATATTTTTATCCAAGACTACGAGAAAACAAAAAAAGAAATATTGACTGACTACGATAAAAGTACATTTATTGAAAATTGGCAAGAGAACGAAACGTGGGAAATTTCGTTCACTATTGTCAAAACAAAATTCAATGAATTGGCTTTTGATTTAGTCGATTACGAAAATTCAGTATTTTTCAATGGACAAGAGTTTATCGTGAAACAAATGGGCGTTTCTGCCGAAGGGGCAGCAATCGCAAAAACAGTTACAGCCACGCACATTTACTACACCATGCAAGATGGCTTTCAGTACGACACAATCACAGGAACACGCTCTATCAACCAACTGCTAGCGCATGTTTTCAAACCTGATAACCGTGGATTTACATGGAATGTTGTAGATCCGAACAAGAAGTTTTTGCCAGTTGAACAAGAAAACTTCGGGAATGGGAACTATTTGAAACTGGTTGAAGAAATTTTGAAAGACTATGATGCGATAGTGATTCCGGACAACAAAAACCTTACTTTCTTCCCTCGTTCAGAATATGGTAAAAAAACCGAAGAACAAATACGTTACAAATACAATACCGATTCTGTGAAATTTGATATTGATACTTTGAATTTGAAAACACAGATAAAAGGATTTGGCAAGAAAAAAGAAGACGACACTTACTACTTCACGCCAATCACATATACAAGTAAGCAGTCGGAAAAATGGGGTATACGTGTTCAAAGTCCAGTCAGTGATGATCGTTACACCGTTTCAGGGAACATGCTCGAGCGATTAAAGACAGACTTGCAAGACTATCCAACAATCACTGGCACAGTTACTATGAAATGGCGTGTAGAGCCTAATAAGGGCGATTACGTGGCGTTTGTCTATGAGCCGTTAGGTGTCAATACCTATATTCAGGTGGTGGGTTTGAAAACTTATCCAGCGATACCAAATAAGCCACCAGAAATCACATTGAGCAACACAAAGAAAACAATGACAGCGATACTTGCTGAAATGACGAAGAAAGGAGTGGTTTGATGGGGTTATTAAAATTAATCAGCAACCGTATCTCTACGGAATGGAAAGAGAAATTTAATAAAAACATTGACTACCTTAATGATCTTGAAAAGAAACTATCTGATCAAGACAAATCAACGAATAGTCGTATTGATAATCTCGTGCTTCATTCAGGCGGTGATTCTCCTAACGAAGTAGTGGATGGGCGAGTAGATTATAAGGGCCAATCATATAATGTTCTTCAAGACCGATTACTTGCATCTGAACGACTGTTTAGGAAAGAGATTGACGAAGTGCAGAGTAAACAACAAAATACTCAAAGTCAAGTAGGACAGTTAAATGATAGTATTGAACAGATTATTGGTGGATCAGCCGCACAAATAAATATTTATGTTTCTGCAGATAAAGGAAACGATCAAACTGGAGATGGCTCAGAAGAGAATCCGTTTGCGACTATTCAAATGGCTTTCAACCAAGTACCTTTGATCACCATCCCATCAGTCACAATATGGATTGATTCCGGTATATATTTGGAAGATGCTGTTCTTAAAAATGTTAACGTGACATCAGTATATGTACGATGTAGAGACAGCATAGATAACATTGATGTTTCAACCTCAGATTTGCCAGTTAAGGTTAGAAGTATCGCATTTTATTATGTCCGTGGCTATATTCAGGTTAGCGGATTACAATTTGTTGATACTGTTAATGGTCCTGAATACGGAGATAGTATCTATCAGTTGTTAGCTGATCAAAGCGGTTATATGTCAGTTGTGAAATGTAAATTTGCAAATGATAATCGAAATACTGCATCAATGGGGATATGTATAAATGGCACTTCACAGTGTCATATTTACAATGGAACGTATTTTTATAAACAAAACATTGCTATCAGAGCAAAATTCATGGGAACGATTCTTATCAGTGATATTGCCGGCTCACAGAATGTAGTTGGTGCGCAATCTGACGATGGTTTGATACGCCGCGAGCCGCCCACTAGCTTTGCTGATACGCAAACGAAAGTTACTGGTTGTGGTCTATACATTAAGAAAGGAACGGTGTTGGGTTAATGGTGTATAAAGCTAACGATTCAATCATTTCCATTCAAGC